CGTATATTTTCTAATAACACCGTATACTTGTTTATCATAAACATTTAAATAAATCCCATCTTCAGCAACTGCATCAGGAATCATTGTGAAGTATTCCTCCGACTTATCGATTAAGTAATGTTGAACCTCTTGATTTTGAATATCATTATTTAACATATGTATCCCTCCTATTTTTTATCGAACCAAATACACGTTATAATTTTCGTTTCTTACCACTTCAATAAGGCCATTTGCTTCTAGTTCTTTAATGTATTTATGAACAGATTTTGCTGTGATGCCTAACAGTTCTCCAAGATAACGAATTGAAGGATATTTACCTTCTGGAAAACTTGCTAAAACGCCATAGAGCATTCGAGCTGAGAAACTGATGTTCTTGTTTTCCGCAACATGTCTTGGAATTTGGATATAATCATTCATCGATATCATCTCCTTTATTTTATTATACCACATTCTTTTTAAAAGTGTAGTATATTTTACATCAATATAATTATCGGTCAAAAAGAAATATCCTTTAGAATTTTCCAATCTTTTTTCTTTTTTCTTTTGAAAAGGGAGAGCCTTCGGCTCTCTCTTACAAAGGAGATCTTTTATCTTTTTGTCTTTTGTCAGCGAAGCGTTTCTTTTCTCTTTTGATGTTTTGAAAAGATTGCTTTTGAAAAAGGGAACAAAGTTCCCAATATCTTTTATATATTGTTATTTTATATTGTTATAATTCTATTGTTCTTATTTCTGTAAATCTTATTAACGATGTCGTTAATGTTATTTACGACATGTCGTTAATGTTATTTACCACCTTAAACGTAGTTAATTTTATTTACTACTTAAAAGGTAGTATCATGATGAAACTACCTATAAGACAAAAAAAAGAGCCTATAAGCTCTTTATGTAGTACCTGCTTTTTGCTTTTCCACCATCTTCATTATAGTTACGTTCAACAAGTAATGTTCCATCTGCTTCTAGTTTTCTTATGATGTTTGCAACTGTCATTTTTGTACAGGATAAAAGTTTCGCTAATTCAGTCATTGAAAATTTAGGATCTTCCAACGTATCAATCACAATTAAAAATAACTTCTCTTTCATATCATATTTTGTACTTTCGATAATCTCATGTACCATCATTATCATCATCTCCTTATAAATTGTTTATACCATATACTAAATTATATGTAAAGTAAATGAATCCTTTTTTAAACACAAAAAAAGCCGAGCGGGGATGCTCAGCTTCTTCTGTACGAGTTTAAACTTGGCCTTTGGCCTATCTAGATCATATCATAAATTGGATAAAAAAAGAAGCTCATTCGAGCTTCTTACACGCCTAATCCTTGAATAATTGCATTCGCCTGCTTGCTGTTGATTTCTGCTAGAGTGGATTTGCCTGCTAATCTTGCAAATGCTTCTTCAGCTGTTGTTTGGTTGATTCCGTATTTCTGAGCGAATAAGCGAATTTTCATTTTTACAAGGTTAAGCTGTTTATCCGTTGTAGGCGAACCAGAAATGGTAGCTAGTCCTAAATTCATCATGATTTGTTTGTATTCTGGAAGTTCTGGATTCGTTGCTGGAACGATTGGCTTGTCCTCGAATGCATCAGCTGGAATGCTTGAATCATCCATGAAGCTTTCAAATGAACCAAACGGATTTTCAGTTTGAGCAGCTGGCTTCTTTGGAGCTTGATATGTAGAAGGAGCAGCTGTAGCTTTTGTTTTCGCTGTAAATTCATCTGTATCTGCATCTTTTGTATCATCGATTAAGAATAAGCCATTTAAAGCGTATTTTCGAGCATAAGATGATGTAGAACCTGTAATTTGTGAATCATCCATTCCTTTTTTATCAACACTTTCACGAGCAAGAGCTGTATTTTCAAGCGTTTCTCCGTTTTCTGTATCAATAAGAACACATGTAGCTTTTACATAGTAACGATCTCCGACAAGTTCGATGGAATCTTTAATGATTAGCGTTAATCCATGTTGCAGAAGAAGTGGTTTTAATGCTTCGAGGATGTCCTCTTGATTTCTGTAGTGATACTTACCAAAACTGTTGTACTGACCTTTAGGAGCTTTTAACTCATTTTGAACCTTTACCAATTTTAAATAGATATTCATATATTATCCCTCCAATTTTATTAGCGGATACATTCCGCATTTTTGAATCTGAACCCTACTTTAGTTTGCTTTGTTAAGCTTTCGCAACACTTTCTTTGCTTCTTTAATTGTTTTTGGCGTTTCTTCTAAGCGTTGGTTTTTTTCGTTTAGCAAATCAATGATTTGATCTATGATTTCACGATATGCTTCCTTTTCTTTTGCGATTCGTTTGCGTTCTTTTATTTCAATTTCCGCATCGATGGAAGCTTTTACTTGCATTGCATCATAATAGCCAAACACTTCTAAAAGATAAGCTTCTAACTCTACATAGGTTTCTGGCTTATCATATCTTCCAATTGGCCTCCACCCATCCATTTTAGCATAATTTTTGTTGCCTGTTTCCTTTCTGATACGAGAAATTGTTTTTGAATCGTAGCTATCTTTATCCCATATATAAATCGTATACTTGCCATTTGCATTTGTATCTTTAATGCTATAGCCCTTTCCATGTTTTTTTGCCATAGTTATCAACCTCCATTTTAATTTTCATAACTAACTACTTTTATTATATTCTCTGCTGCTTTGTTTTTTCCTTTTTTTTACTTCTACTTAAATTATATACCTAACTAAAGCTTTTGCAAGAAAATTCTTTTTAATTTTAAAAGAAAGTTAGTTATAAATCTTACATCGTCTGAATTCAGAAAAACTTTAGCATTTCCTTTTTATTTTTTGGAAAAAGTTACATATAGGATAAATGGAATTGATCATGTATAGTTAGATGTACCGAAACCGCTGCATGTTGTGTTGTACCTCTTCTAAAGAAAAAGCTTCCGTAAAGGAAGCTTTTTTTATTTTAGCGAATCGAATAGTTTTTGATATTCTTCATCATCATATTCAATTTGTATATCTTGCTTTTGTAAGCTAAGCTTTCTACTTGATAGCTCTGATAGATAAAATAACTTTGAGGATCTATTATAATCTTGCACTTGCTCCTCTACATCATCGTATCGATATCTTCTAGGCTTAGCTTCTATTTCAGCAGCGTATTCTGGAGCAAGCATTTCAAGATTGGATACATCAACTTTCTCCTCCTGAACTGTTTGAACCTCTTGAACATGAACCTTCTTTTCCATATTGGCTATCCCCTTTCGTTGTCTTTGTTTTTGTCTTACAATTTCAGTATACACGAAAAGGAAGAAATAGGTAAAAAAAGTTAGTTATTTTAACAAAAAATTTCTACTTTACAAATAATACAGTTTCCTGTATGATTGAGTTAGCAACATGAATATCTTATTTCATATAAAATCCCGAATCCTGCTACTAGGTTTGAACCCCCTAGTAGCTTTTTATTTTTTCTGGTTAAGGTATTTGTAAGGGAAGATACACAAAAATAAAAAAATGAGCCATTTATTAGCTCATTTTTTGCTTTTTAGCTTTATGCATTGCAAGTAAGTTCACAACAAGGAAATCAATTGTTTTATAAGATTTGATCATATCACTTAAGGTTATATCAATGCAATCTTGAGGAAGCAGCCAACGAAACAAAACCTCTTCATCTGTTAGTTCTACGTAATCAAAGAAAGCTTGAATCTTTAGTTCTTCATTCATAATTTTGCACACAACATCGCCCAAAGCTTCATTCGAGAAGTTCTTTATAAGTAACATCATTATCACGCTCCTAACGTATATTCATAGTATACTACTAAAATAGCAAAATAGACCGTTTTTGTTTGTTTTTGAAGCTATTTTTTACTCAAACTTTTCAGATAACCAAACGCAGAAATAGCCAATTGCACAGGATATGGCCGAACCTATGATGCCAGAGCCGATAGCGAGTAAGATGAGCTGGAAATTACTCATTCAAATCGACTTCTTTCCAGCTCTTCTGAGAAACATTTTAAGCATGTACCACGCTCTGGAGGAGCAACTTCTTCTCCACATTCAACGCAGTTGATTGATTCTAGTATTACACTTCCATCTTTTATGCGATACATCGAACCTGTTTCTAGATCCAAAACTTTACGAACTTCATTTAGAAAGCTTAATGCCATTCCTAGAGCAAACACACGGTACAACACCTCGAAATCATCTTCTTTTGCTTGAAGCACAATGAACCTATTTTTTTTCATTTGTATCCCCTCCCTTTTCTTTTATCTCTCCTGCTATAGCAAACCCTATGACCATTGGCAAAGCAGAAGCCATTGAGATAAGCATATGATGCCTTGAAATTACTTCTTTATCCGCAAAGAGTAGAAAGCTTATAAAAACCAATAACCCTACTACGATTCCTCCAAAATAAAATGCTTGTTTTTTCATATAAAATCCCTCCTTTTAATTAAACAGAAACAACAGCCTAGTTTCAGGACAACGTTCTGTAAGATATTCAAATAATTCTGATTTATTTATTTCTTCATTCCGTGCTTTCAAATTGAACAATGATGAAAACATCTTTTCTACCTCTACTAATTTAAGTTTCTCTATACCTTCCCATTCTGTATATTTTTCAATGATCACCGTGTATGTAAAATTATCTTTTTCTATCGTTATGAAATAAAATAATCCATTTGTTTCGCGAAAATATGGAGAAAGTTTTTTATCTGTTCGAACCTCTTTAACTTTTATATCCATACAAATCCTCCTTCCTGAATTCAGTATATTCTAGTTAGTTATAATTGCAAGAAAATTTTTAAGAAAATAAAAAAAAGCTCCTGCTTTCCGATAGCAAGAGCTTTACGCCAAAAACAATATGTAGCATACCTAATTTAACACACCATGAACTTAACGACAGTAGCAACTGTAAGAAGAAGAGCAATCTACATGACAGCCTTCCGCTCCAGCTAACGACCCCCAGAAATTAGCTGAGCTATCAATGTATAATTATTATACATCTTTATCATAATAAAAAGCAAGAAGGATAACCAGAAACCAACACAAGGCAAGCAGCGTTACTTGTTCGTTGAACATCACGATCACCTCAGTTGTTATCCTTCCCAACTAGTCAAAATACATCCACACTCTATCTTTTGCTTTAAAGCATTTGTAGCTATGTTTTTTAAACCATGTCTTTGGCGGATAAATATCATAGTATTTGTAGAAGTAATCGCTTAGCTCTTGGATACGTTCGGCTTCATTTTTCGAAAGCGTACCGAAACTTAGCTTATCAATTGGAAATGCATTAACATCTGTACGTTTAGAACTTTGAGCATAAAAGTAAAGCTGAAATTCATCTTCAAGATTTAGCGTAGCCACATCTTCAATGAAAAATATCTCCCCTGATTCTTTTAGCTCCTTTAATTTCTTCTTCATCTGCAAAAAACTTTTCTCTGTGTTTCTCTCATTTTGCATCATTTCCTGAATATTTACCTTCATATAAGAACCCCCTTGTATTTTTTCTGTTATCGTAGGAAATCACTGTTTTTTGTTAGTTATTGGCGTTTATAGCAAATTATTTATCTGTATCGTCAAGTTTTTGTACGCATTTTGATTTTATTCGTATCACATTCCAGTAGTTTCGCTTATGCTCAACTACTGGTGAAATTTGAATCCTGATTGATAATTCGACAAAAAAATGCAGCTGCTTTTATCTGCTTCTAACTGCAATTGGATGCAACATAGACCGATAAAAATAACTAACTGCTACTTCCATTATATCCTAATTGTGATTCTTTTAGAACATTCCTAGCTATGAAAAAAAGAAGAGCATTACGCTCTTCTTAGCCATTTAAAAGTACGTTCATTTTTGAACGAGTATTTTGACCATAAATACCATCGGCCGTTAGTCCATTTTTGCTCTGGAAACGTACTAATGCGTTGTATGTCATATTTCCAAATGAACCATCTACGCTACCGCAAGAGAAGCCTAAATCGTTAAGAGCTTTCTGAAGCTTTTGGACTTCAGCTCCTGTAGCTCCTTTTTTAAGTGTTCCAGCAGGTAAGAACCAATCTGCAGACTGCCAAAGCACGACACGATTATCTGAACGATATACTCTCGAATGATCCCATTGCTTTGCATACGTTACCGCTTGAGCTTGCGTATCAAATGCCTTTAGCTCTGTAGCATATTGAGAAACAATGTATTTATATGTAGGAGCAACTGGCGTTACAGCTGGAGTTTGTCCATTTAATGCAGAAGCTACAGCTGCTACAAATTGCTCATACGTTTTCCCATATTGCTTAAAGTAATCTACAGGATCTTGGTGGTCAGATTCATGCCAAGTATCCGAAACCCATTTATGAGAATGCATTGTTTCAACGCCTAATCCATGACGTTTTAAAATATCAGCTGCAAGCCAAACCCCTCTATCCCACACTTTTTGAAAGTCAGCTGCATTTTTTGCCATACATAGCTCAATTCCTAAGAATTTAGAATTTCCTGTAGGCCCAACATGCCAAGCTTGCTCTGATTCAGGAATCGTACGAATGATGTAGTTTGTGTCGAGCCAATCTACAAAATAATGAGCAGAAGCATTGCGATTTCCACCGTTGAAATAGGTGAAGTGATTCATTGCTGTTGCTCCTTCATTGTCCGTATCATGAATAACAAGCCCTTGTACATTCAATGCTTTTCCAGAACGATTATAGGCAATTAGTTTTTCAGTAATTTGATAACTCATATATACACGCTCCTTTGTCTACTATATAAATTTTTAAAACTTGTACGACAGTTATGTTTGGATTTATTGAAAGTTTTCTGGTACGCTAAAGTTAAGCAAAAAAATTCCGATATATAAAAGGAATTTTTTAGTTTATCCGTAACTTTCTAAATAAGAAAGAAACGATAGAAAACATATTAGAGGAGGAAACCCCAGATGAGAAAAAAAATTGAGATTGATCTAGTTGTTTTATCCAAGCTTTATGCACAGTACAAGTTTTCCACTACACGATTAGCTGATTTGTTTAATGTTTCCACAAAAACCATCCAACGCAGACTGAATGAAGCAGGATTTGACCTTTTGAAAGCTCAAAATCGGGATGAATTTGGAAGATTATACTCCAAAGGTAGAACAGACCTAAAGCCCATGAATGGTAGTTTTAATGGAATGTACAAAGGCGGAATTTCTACATACAGAAGAGATGCTTTTGAAGAGTTTGGCTTTGAAAAAGTATGCTTCCATTGCGAAACAACAGAAGATATCGTTATTCATCATCTAGACCGAAATCGATACAACAACAGAAAATCCAATCTTCGCCCTGTATGTAGAAAATGCCATATGAACATCGAGCATCCGTACATTTTAGAAAATGCACGAGAAGCAAAACGGAAGAAGAGAGAAGAAGCGAATTAAGCTTCTTCTTTTTTTGTCTTTTTAAACTCTTCGAACTCTGTTTTCAGTTCTTCATAATCTTTCTTTAGATCATCGAATTCAATTCGTAGCTTGTAGTTCTCTTCTTTCAAACGAAAGTTTTCTTCATCTGTAGCTTTCTTTTCTTCTTTTAGCTGCTTTAGCTCTTGCTTAATTTCCCCCATTTGTTGATACAAATTGTTTATAACTGTTTGATTTGTAACATTCTCTTCTTTTTTGCTTTTTAGACGAAAAGAAAGAATGCTTGTAATTGTTCCACCAACCGCTCCGCCTAAAAATGTTGCTAGTTGCCCCCAATCCATTTAATCAGCCCCTTTTAATTTTGCGTATTTTCAGGCTGATTAGCTTCCTCAGGCTGAACTACTGTATCTACATTTTGTTTTTCTTCCGTAGCCTGCTTTTGCTCTAATTGCTTATGTTTGAATGCTGAATAAATCCCCATACCAGCTGAAACAAGCACTAATAGCGAATTGGCCATGTCGTCAGATAAAACATTTGACAAATCTTTATGAAAAATTACTTGTGCTGCAAAGATAATTACTTGAAAAATCATTAGAATTGTTTGCTTACTCATTACAAATTCCCCCTTTTAGTTAGTTATAACTTTTTATCTAGTTCAATCGAGTTGCTCCAAAATTTACCCATGTTCCATATGTACCATCTAGCTGAACGTTCGCTGTATCTGTGTAAATTTGCAAATAACATTTATCCCCAGCTGAAAGCTTTACTTGAACGCAGCCTTGTAAACATTGCGATTTGGTAGTAGAACCTAAAACTGTTTCGCCCATACGTTTTGTGTCCTTTTGTGTTCCGCCTGAGTTGTTAATCAAAAGCTGAGCAGCAAGACCAGCCCCAGATGTTCCATTTGGATTTACCTTCATATACGAATAGAACTGATAGATTCCATCAGCAGCAGCCGTAAATACACTTGCTCCATCCCATTCATTTTTGTTATCCCAATCTTCTGCATTAAAGGTAACGTTTTGAAATGTTCCTGTAGTTGTTAGTGTTGTGATCAAGCTAGAACGAGAAGCACGGAAGCTTGAAACCTTTGTAGAATCCTCATAGCTAGGAGCTGGAGCGTTTCCTTTGTGTAATACTTCGTAATAGGTTGTTTTGTCTTTGCTGAATTTTAAAATCTGGTTTGCATTATCAAACATCAACGCCATAAAACCAGAATCTATGTAAAATCCAAAGTCAGATGTGCTGTTTGCATTCCAAAACAAACGAGCTACTTTTCCATCTGCTCTGGATACATCAAAATAAAGAGCAGGAGTACCTTTTTTAACATAGATATCATACGTAGAAGATACTTTAGAAGAATCTAACGTTATTCTATCTACTCCGCCTGCATCGGTGATTTTAAATACACTTCCCACGCTCTGGAGCGTAAACTTTGTAGTACCAGATTCTTTTAGCGTAATATGTCCTGAAGCTGTATCGATGTTTGTAGCCCCTGAGATTGTTCCGCCTGATTTATCAAATTTTAAAATTCTAAGCTGTTTTGTTTCGAGTAAAGCTAACATTGCTCTTAAGTCCATGCTTCCACCCCCTTAATTGTTATTTGAAGCTACTACTTGCGTAATTTCGTTGTTGCTTCCTCTTGTTATGGTTATGAGTGTTTTCATGATATACACAAGACCATCTACCATAAAATATTTGTTTGTTTGAGCTGTACCAAATTGGATTACACCAGTTCCTGTTAGCGTAAAAGATGAATTTGGAACTTGTGAACCTGTTTCACGATACACAGCATAAGAAGAAGCTCCATCGACAAGCTTAATGTCAGGATTTGTGTAGTTTTTGTTTGTAGCATCAGGATAAAAAGGCGTTTTTGAGCAAGGAATACGAGCTTGCAGTTGAATCGTTAAAGGATCCCCTGCAGCATTTTTCGTAAGTACCGTAGCTGAAATCCCATTTCCAAAATCAATATTATCTCCTGAGTATGTTCCTGTTTGTGAGCTTGTCATTAAAAGCTCAGCTAGAATGCTATTGAAGTTTGTAGCATCTAGGATGTTACCAGCAAAGCCTGAAGGAGCATCTTCACCGTAAAGCCGTTTTAAATTGCTATCTGCCATCCCTTAAACCCCCCTTTTACGTTAATGTAATATCCCAACTAATCGTTAGCGTCATTCCGCTGTTTTTATCTTCAGAAACCAATGCACGATTTAAAAGAACACCTGAATTGAGCGTTCCCCAAGATCCACCTGATACCAAACCAAGCTCTTTCCAAACAAAATTGGCTTCGTTTGTTGCAATAAGGGTATCAATGACGATGCGATTTGAGCCGTAGATCGTAAAATCAGAAATTGGCTTTCTAAAGTTCTCTGCTCCAAGAGTTGCATCTGTAGGTGTTACAGGATTTGTTCCAGTACCAATACAAAGAAAGTCAATTTTACCGTAGCCAACAGGATTTCCAGCCCATTGATTGATTAAGCCTTTTTTTGAAACATCCAGAACGAGATTTTTATACTCTGCGATAAGCTTTTCTTTTTTGCCCTCGTAAATTCGGATGATTCCTGTAGCTTTTATGCTTTCATTCATTACAACACACCTCCCATAATGCCTTTGCCGATTACAAATCCGTTGTTTTTGTTTGTATAAATGGAAACAATGGAATTTACTGCAATCGAATCCGATACTACTTCTAATTGTTGAACCGATTCGTTTTCTCCTTGTTTGGTTAAATCATTTATTTTATCGATAATGTTTTTTAATACATCATCCAAACCTTTCTTTTGCTCAAATTTTAAATCAACCTTGATATCATTTGGCTTTAACGTCATGCTTTTTTCCGTTATTTGTAGCCATTCATTTACAAAATCCCCTTCATCTAACGTGATTTGTACCTTTACGATTTCTCCACAGTTAAAATCATTTTTCCACGTAGAAAGTGAGCCTGAAAGAATTGGATAGGCATATTTTTGCAGGTATTGCCTAGCTTTATCGATTAACGCATCTTTATCCGTAATATCAGGAAATTTAAGCACAACACCTCTCTCTTGAAATTGTTCGATGCTCGCTTTATCTGTTAGTTTTGCAATCAATGAAGATTCATAACGATAGGTAACTTGTACTGTATCCGTAGTAGCGAGTATCTTTTTTGAGTTATCTGCTTTATTTACGAATTTGATGTTTTGGTTATTGTAGTTTACGATGCAATCAACGCCTGATTCAGTCAATCCTTGAATTCCGACAAGCTGATTAACGCCATTTAAGGTTACGGTAATGCTTCCTGAGCTTGAACTTCTAGGCTTATAGTTTAGAAGGTATACATCATTTGAACCATCGCCTTTTATGGTTTGTGTAACGTCAGGAGAGAGTGTAACACCGCCATAGATTGTTAAGCTATTTGCAAGTTGTGAGCCATCATAGCTAAACTTAGCTGATTTTACCAAGTAATCACCAAGACCGATTGTTTGGTTATTGGTTTTCGAGTTCATCGCATAAAAGTTAAATTTGTTCGTTAAATCTACATTAAAGGTATAGTTAATCGCTTCAGCAAGGCGTTCAAATGCTGTATATAAATATTGATCCTTGAACTTAATGGTGATAATGTAATCGACAGGCTGGATATAGCCCAAATCATAAAAGCTTATGGCGTATTTGTTGTATAAATCTAGCACAATGTCTGAAATCTTCATGTTTTGATAGCTTTCATTTACGATGATGTTTTGTGAACGAGATAAAATATCAGCCCCTGCAATATCGAACGTTTTTTTTACCATATCTAAGCTTTTTGGATTGGATGTAACAAACCCATTAAAGATTAAATTATCATCCAAATTTTCGCCATATGGAGCTGAATAAACCGCTACTGATGTTCCTACACCGTATTTTTTTAAATCTGTTTCATCAAATACAGAAGCTTTCAGCGAGAAGGTATTTACTTTCGCTGATAAGCTATATTTGATCTTCACTTCATCATAGCTTTTTAGCGTTAAAGATTCCCCGCTAGGAGAAGTTAAAACAACTTTTGTATTCTGATTCGCTACACTAGCCATTAAATAACCCCTCCCAACTTCGAATTAAGATTTGAAATAACACGAGCTTCAATGTGTTCTGCGAGTACATCAATTCCACCTTCAAGGCTTAGTTGTACTGCCATTGTTTGCTGCTGATTAGCTGTAACCATCGCTGAAGCTGTCATTGAAGCAGAAGCTAGAGCATCTTCAAGCTTTGGCTTATTGATTCCGATATCGATGTTTCCTGCATTAAATCCTTCGATAGGATCTGTAACGTTTTTAAGCGTAGAAACAACGGAATCTTTTAGATGTTTTCCTGTATCCGTAATCCCGATTGCCAAACCTTGTCCAATATAGCCCCCGTATTCCATCATTAGGCGAGATGGAGAATGAATGCCCATTAGGTCAGCAATTGCATCAGGTACATGCTCACGAACCCAAGAAACAACCTTATCTTTTATCCAGCTTCCCAAGTTTTTGATCCCATTCCAAAGACCCTCTACAATGTTTGATCCGAACTCTGCCATTTTATGAGGAAGAGAGCCGAACCAATCAGAGATGCTAGACCAAAGCGAGCTAAAAGCTCCTGAGATGCTAGACCAAGCATTAGAAACTGCATTTTTTAATGTAGACCACATATTATCCCAAGATTGAACTACAGAATTTTTGATTTTTTCGTATACGCCAGGAATCCAGCCAAACATTAAATCAAAAATTCCCTTCAAGAAATCCCACCCAGCGGATAGGATGTTTTTGATGAAATTCCAGATAGAATCCCAAATATTTTTTAAGCTTTCGCCCATTTTCGACCAATTTCCAGTAAATAATGCTGCAAAGAAATTGACTACGCCCATAATAATGTCTAGAGCTGTCGAAAAAATGTTTTTAATAACCGTCCATACAGTATCTATAACTAACTTAACTGCTGGCATCACAAATTCGATTACGCCCTTGATAAAATTGAATACATTGCTTACTGCATCCATGATCATTTTTCCATTTTCAGCCCAAAATTGATTGATTTTATAGAGCATATCGCCAATGAATTTTACAATATCCTTTAGAATTGGCATGATGATTGGAGATAAAAGCCCCCAAGCCCATTGAATCGTCTCAACAAAACCTTTAAATAAAGCTTCTGCTATCGTAAGCAAGCTCTGAAAAGCAATTTTTACCTGTTCGATTATTTGTGTGATCCCTGTAGCAAAATCAGCACCGAAAGCCTGAGACATTTCAAATGTTCCTGACGATACATTTCCAAACAAAACATCCAAAACCCCAATTAAACCATCGATTACAGAGCGAATGCTTTCAACACCTGTAGTTATTGCTGATCCTATTTCTGAACCAAACACCGATTCTAATATAGAACCGCCTTTTTCAACATTTCCAAATAGAATATCAAAGACCGCCCCTACAACTTCAAACTCTCTTTGGATATTCTCAGCCCAAGCTGCAATGAACCCGCCTGCTCCGCTTCCAAATGTCTTTTCTAATACTTCTTGGCCTTTTGAAAAATTTCCTGATAGCACATCGGCCACCCCAGAAATGAATACTTTTAGATCCTTAAAGGCAATTCCTACCGCATTAATTGTTCCACTGAGAGAAGGGGGAAGCAATTCTTTGAATACTTCTGTCCACCCACCTTTAGTAAATGCTGCTGAAACTTTATTGACCATATCAATTAATTGAGGAAGAACGCCTTTAATCATATTGAACACAGGCTCTGAAATCTGCCCTGCAAGCATGCCCATGTTATCTTTTAGCGTACTCATCATCCCTGAGAAGGTTTTACTTTGCTTATCCATAGCCCCAGCGAATTTTGTACCCAACCCATCTACAAGCAAAGGAACGGCATCTTTTGCCAAGATTTTGCCTTGAGATGTCATGTTCATTAGCTCGGCTGTTGATTTTCCCATTTTTTGAGCTAATACATCCCAAACAGGTAGTCCTGCTTCTGCCATTTGCTGCATTTCTTCAGCAGAGAGCTTTCCTTTTGCTTGAATCTGTCCGATTGCTCTGGATACACTTTCAAGCATATCATCATTACCGCCTACAGCGGCTACTGCATCGCCTAGCTTTTGCATATAGGGCATAATGTCTTTGGATTGTGTGCCCATTGCAAGCAAGAGCTTTGCTGATTGCTGCAAACCATTAAATTCAAATGGCGTATTTGCTCCGAATTTCTGCAAATCACTCATCATGGCTTTCGCTTTATCAGCACCGCCTAAAAGAACATCGAAAGCTTGGCTGGCTGTTTCTAATTCAGCGTTATAATGTACCCCGAATCCTACAACTGCTCCTTGAGCTAACCCTACAGCAGCTGTAGCTCCTGCTATTGCTAAGCCGAATGCTTTAGAAGCACCTTCAAGGATGTTAAAATGCGAGCTACCTTTATCAGCTGTTTGTTTAATTTCATTGCTGATCTGATTCATCCCTTGCCTAAGTCCAGTTATATCCGCCTGAATCGAAACAATCAACTCTTCTATTGGTTGTCCTGCCATATGTTCCCTCCTTCCTTTTATTTACGATTAGATTCTTCTTGTCGTTTTGCTCTCTGCTCTGCTAGAGTTGTTAAACGTCTAATGGTTGTTTTTTTAAACTGCTGCTCCGTGTAGCCTAGCTCTGTAGCAATTTCAAACCAAAACGCCCAATCAAAATCTACTTTTTTTTATTTTGTTTTGCTTCCATTTCTTCTAATGCTTTACGATATTGCTCTGGAAGTTGCTTGGATTCTTTTGCTTTTTTGAAGAAGGCAGCAAAGGATTCAACGCAGGTAAGTTTTACTGCTAGAAAACATTCTGCATTGATGAGCTTTTTCATTGTGTTTTTAATTTCTTCATCTGTTAAATGTCCAAACTCTTCTTCGTGATGTGTTAAAAGGCATCCCCATAGAGCAAGCATCATGTTTTTTGTATTAAAATCCGTTTCAAACATTGCAAAAACAGCTTCAATGTTTTGGTCTTTCTTATCTTCAAGTTCCATTAAGCTCTGAAAGCTAAACTCAAGCTTATAATTCTTGCCATCTGCTAATGTAATGTTTTTATCTGCAAATAATTCTTTTCCTGTCGTCATAAAAACGCCCCCTTATGTAAAAAACAAAGAATTCCCTTAAAAATAACCCTTCCCCTTATTGATAAAGAGGAAGGGGTTCATCAAAATTTTACTTACGCTCCGTACGTTGAATCAAAATCTGCCAAAGATGCAGGCGTTAACGTAGCATCTTCTTGAATCATATGCATTACGCCATCGAAATCACGCTTCACAGCAGAAGCTGTAAGCTTAACGATTGCATAAGACAAGTTAGAGTTTGGAATTTCAACATCAGTAGCTTTTACTTTGGTTAGGATGATTTTTGTGTTCGAGCTTTCAACTACGCCAATCAACCCAAAGTATTGAGCTTGGTCAGAGCCTTTTGTTACGTATTTGCGGCTGATTACATTGCCTGTTCCATCCGTTTTTTCAACGATTGTTCCAGCTTTAAGCATATGTAACTGATCTAGCGTTAAAATTCCATAATCACATTCTACATCAAAGCCTGAAGTAATCGAGCGTACATCTACCGTTCCATTATCTCCATCTAAGTTATAGGCTTTGGATTGTGATTTAATTTTCAAATCGGTTACACCCTCAAGGCGTACAAGTCCGATTGTAGAATCATACGTTGCTCCTGTTGCATCGTCTTTTGTAAGAACTGCGATGTACACTTTATCGATACCAAATTGAATCAATTTATTTCCGTTCATGTTTGTAGGCATTTATCAATTCCCCCTTTTAATTTTTACAACTCATAGATTTCAAAGCTTAATCTACTACCAAAAAGACCATCCCCAGAATTATCTGATTCACTTCTAAGAACAGCCTTATTACTCTTTAAAGCTGCTTTCACACTTGCTACCAAATCATCTATATCTGCTTCACCATATACATCAACCGTAAAGAAGATTGTAGAAGAATCCGAAAATGTATTATCGGCAAAGTATAGCGGCTGAGTAGATGTAACATAATAGACAATAACTGGATAACTTGTGTTATCTTCAGGAGCAGCTTCATAATAGGTAGGAGCTAAGCTGTTCAAGACTGAATAGATAAGTTCTTTCAGAACAATCTCCCCCTTATCGTAATGCAGATGTAATGGCTCGTTTTACTGTGGATTCAATCCATGATTTATTATCAAGCAATGCTTTTCTCATAAACGGATGAGGCTTAGTTCCGTGTTCATAGATTGCACGAGCTACTACAAAGCTAAGTTTTCTATCGCCTAGCTTTTTTTCTACCCATTTTTGAAACATTGGATCATGCCAATTTGGAAAACCTGACTTTGGCCTTCTACCAAATTCAATAACTGCTGCATATTTGGCATCGTTATAAATTTCGTATTTGAACTTTCCATTTGGCCTAATCTTTATATCTCTTGCTAAGTTTCCTGTAACCCCTTCAGGAGCATTATCGTTCGCTGCCCTCATTACTTTAGTAGCAGCTGTAGCTAATGCTTGTTCAACATTAGCTTCTACTTGCGAAAGCTTAGCTTGAATCTTTTTTTCTAGCTCTTTTGTTCGTTTCCATTCTACGATTATGCTCATTTACATCAGCTCCAACGATAACGAATACAAACGAGGATATTCTTTCACTTGGATAACATGATACACGTTACCTTTATAGCGTATATAGGAGTTAGTTATAACTTTTTCCCTTGTTTTCGTTTCGTAAAAGCTATTTTCTACAAAGCCTGCTTCTTTGCTTTGCGTTTGCTCCGAGATTGGCATGATGTAATCAGCATAGAATGTTTTGATCACTGAATAAGATGTTTGGCCTTTCAGCACATTTCCCTTAGCATCCTTAACGACAGTTTTCTCGACAAGTTCTAGCTGTATCTTGTTCATAGGAAACTTACCTTTCGATAGCTTTTAAGGATTCGCTTTAAATCCGTAGGCAAATCATCTGCAAAGGCGAAAGATGCTCCGATATTTTCGTTTGTTTTTCCAGCTCTAAGGCGAGTGTCGGGATTGATTGCCCGAACACATAAATAAAGCACCACATCATCAAGAGCTAATTCAACTGAAAAATCGATATCCTCATTTTTGCAATAGCGTTTAATGGAAGCTTGCGTTCTATCGATTACTTTTTGATAGTAAACATCTTGCGTAGTATCCGTAGCTTCGATATGAAATTCGTCTTTAATGTCTTGTATTGTAATCATTGAGCATCAGCCTTCTTTTTCGGCTTCGTATTTGCCTTTATTTCGGCTTTAATTTCTTCGTCAGGTATAATCACCTTAACTGCTTCTTCAACTGGCTTATTTTCAGGCTCATTTTGAAGCTTGTTTTCTTTATGTCTTCTTAAAATCATTGTTTTGCCCCCCTTTTATAAATAAAAGGGAAGGCTAACACCTTCCCTAATACATAACTAACTTAGATAGCGAAAGTTGCTTTAACTGCTTTGCTTTCGTCTACAAGAGCAGCAACATAATGCTCAGTAGCAGCTACAACAACAGTACCAGCCAAGATATCTTTATCAGTTTCAACTTGAACATCTTGCTTCAAGAAGATAGCCAAAGCACCTTCTTTAACGATGAAGTTTGTGAAGTCAGAAGCACCTTTTGGAACACGATTCGAAACAACGATAGTAGCTCCTGCAACTTGTCCGATAGCACCAGATACAACAGAACCAAGATTTCCTTGAATAAAGTTGCTATCAGTTTGGATAGCAGGGCGTTGTTCTGGGTGAATGAAGAAATACTTAGGAGCTTCATCTTCTTCAGCAAATTTAGCCAAAGCGTTTACGATTCCTGCATAGCTAATCTTTCCAGCAGAACCATCGTATGTAAGAGTAGCACCATTTAAAGCATCTACAAGGTCAGCATCAACTTTAGAAGCGATAGCATCAACCAATTGCTTGTTTGCTTGTCCTACAGGATCGCCATAGCCAGAATTGATTGCTTCTACAGAAAGCTCAACAGCTTTCCCGATTTTTTTCACTTGAGCTTGTTGCGTGGAAGTAGATAATACAGTAGTTCCCATTGCTACGCCTTCAGCTACGTCAGCAGCATCGCCAATGTAAGCGTATTTTGGAATTGTGATAGTGTTTCCAGGTTGTCCTTGTAAAGTAGTATCGAGTTTTGCAAGTGGAGCAAAACGAATTTTGCTAGGTAGTTCAGCCGAAATCATATCAGCCATTACTTCAGGATTTACAAGGTTGTTTAAGTTAGTGTTTGCCATTTAAAAATTCCCCCTTTAATTTTAACCCTTTAATAGTTTTTCATATAGCTCAGGGCTTTTTTGTTTTAGAGCTACACGTTCTGGATACGTCATTTTCTTGAATTGTTCTTTTGTAATTGTTCCTGCATCATCCTTATCCGTTTGATGAGGAGTACGAGCAGCAGAACCAATTTTAGCTTCAACTGCTTGCTTAAGCGTTTCAGCCCATACCGTTTCTAATAGTTCAATGTTCTTAACCGTTTCTTCCTCATCACCTCCTAAAAAGTAATCTACTAATTGGAAAGGAAGATTCTTTTCTTTCGCTAGATCCTTAACTTTTACTTTTAGATTAGCTCTACCTGTTTCCTTTTTGCCACGCTCAATTTCCTCACGTAATTCGCGAATCATCTTTTGCGTTTCATCTTCAACAACGCCTCTGTTTTTCAATTCGTCCTGTATGATTTTGTCTAGGTTGTTCTTCTTCCACGTATCCAAATGCTCTGCTTTGGATTTATCGTAAAAGCTTTGTCCTTCAGGAACTTCGTTAAGATACTTTTTAATGGAATCAATGCTAAGTTCTGGCTTAGGAGCAAAGCTACCAAGCAAGCCCTTTACATCTTCACTGTCTTTGTTTGCTTCTATAAAGCTTTTAATTGCATCTAAATTTACTTCTGGTTGATTTGTTTGATTATCACTCATTCTATACCCCTCCATATGCCCTACACGTAAGCATATAGCCCCCATGTAGTTCAAGAAATTTGGTGATTCATTGAAAAAGCCTAGCTAAGTAGGCTCATTTACTCTTATCCATCTTATCAAAATCAAGTATGATCTCATCTGGTAGAGCTGGAACAATACGACAACGACAATTTACATCTAATGCAGCAGCTCCGAATTGATGAGGAGCTGGAGCTTCATAAACAAAGCCCTTATAGTTAATCTTAAAGCTTCCTGTAACAGGTACTTTCTTACCATCGAGCATCGTATGGCTATGCCGAACCCATTTATCATGTAAGCTCTGCCATTCTTTCTCCATTGTTACGCCTTTATCTTCAAGCATCTTTAAGCTATCCAATCTTCCAGCGTTTTTTACTCTGTTTAGCTCTGTTCGTACTAAGGTTTGAGCTTTGCTTAAATCAGAACCCATTCTAGCTTGTACAAGTTTAGAAAGTTCAGCGTAGGATTTGCCTAAAATCAAGCCCTGCGTTATGTCCTGCTGTAAAGCAAGCCCTAACGCCCTGCCATGAGAAGTAAGCCTATCTTCTAGCGTCATTCCACCCACTTGTAAATTAATGATTGCATTAAGTTCTTTTGCATCAGGGAACGCATAAAGAAGCTCATAGCCAGCTGGAATGTTACCAGCAATCGCATCATTTATGATAGTGAATGTTCCCTTATGCTCGTGTTCATACGTAGCTTGCATTGCTTTTGTGATATAGTCCATTTTAAACTTTGTTAAGCTGTACACTTTATTGTTTATATCGTTGATCATAGAATTGTACTTGTTCACTCGTTGCAAATCAGCGTATGTTAATAAGTTATCTGCGTTTTCATACTTCCGATAAATTGCACCAAGCTCGGCGTACATATCATCTAAGCTATCTTTGTAAAGCTTAATCATACGCTTTTCTGTAGGCTTAAGACCTAGCTTATCCGTAGCTTTATCGAGCTTATCAAACTCTGTTTCTAAATTCATACATTATCACTTCCCATCTTCAGGAACGATACCAGCATTCGGATCTAGAAGTGATTTATCGAAAGCATCACCTAAGATATCTACGTTTTGAGCTTCCTCTTTCATCTTTTGCTTTTCCCATTCTACATCGTCTACTAAACCGCCCAGAACCGAAAGGCGAGTATCTTCTGAAACTTGACCTTTAAGCCCTGTAGCTACTTGAGCTAAGTACAATAAATCAACAGGAACGTTTCTTGAGAATGTCCAATACACATCTAAGTAATCAACTGGCATCCCTTTTACATTCCATGCATGACAGATACGCTCAAATAAATCACGCAACGCTTTAGAGAATTTACGCTCTTTAATGATCGCTTTATTCTCCATTGCTAGAAGCTTCCACTTCTTCGCTTCCCCTGATTCCGCTCCTCCTGAGAAAGCTTGGTCAAACATATCAGGCGTTGCCGAGAACTTGTAGATGTTTTCATTTAGCGTTTTCTTTTGGTTTTCAATGAAGGTATCATTGATTTGCTTGGTGATAAATTCTACTTTATCCTCAGGCTCAAGCCCTGAAAATGTTCCTGATTCTTTAATTCTAGCTAGTGTTGCATCATCAATTTCAGCACCAGTGATGAGCATATAAGCTAAGCGAAATTGATCAATTTCATCTTGAACGGTTGAAACGAGGAAGTCGTATTTATCAATTAGCTCTTCTACCTTTTCAAAATCCCCCATCAGCTCTGAGTTATTGTCTACACGAATGAGCGTAGGCTTACCGAAGATATGAGGAAGTGGATTTATAACTTCTGAAGAATCAAGCTCATAATCACCTTTTTCATTTGCAACATAAAACCACACTTCTGTTGCTGTATGAACTTCAGCTTTATATACAGTTATTGGTTGGTTTTTTGCGTTTAAACGAGTTACAGGATAATAACGAATAGCTAATGTGTTCTCTCCTGTGCGTTCATCATCTACAAAGATGCATTCCCAAGGATTGATTTCCATGATTCGTTCTTTCGCTTGCTCATCATGATATAGATACCAAACCCCATAGCCACAGATTCGGCTCATTTTATCGGTTTCTGCAAATGAATCATCTGCATTATTGCGAACTAAAAAGCGTTGCAGCTCTTTATCATATAGCGGATATAAGTTAGCATCATAATTTAAGCTATCTAAGTTAAAGCGAATTGGCTTACCAAATAAATAGCCATTGTGCTGGTCAACAATGATTCCTCTGTAGTCATTTTTAATCTTGTTATTGGCTTTGCTTGTTTTGCTGACTTCCTTTTGAAGAATTGGAAGTTCTTTTCCCTTATAGCTTTGATATAGCTTAAAAAGCCTATCTCTTTTTTGAAAGTTGTCATCTATGTATTTTTTTAGTAGTCCTACATCTATCAACACGAATCACCTCCTTTTAGTAAAGGCTAAGCCCTGCTTTCACTTTCTTTTTCTGCTTTTTCATCTCCATCGCATACCGCATCGCATCCATTAAGTGATTATTAAAGTCCACAGGCTCATCATAAACCCTGCCTGCTTTATCTTCTTTGTATTTGTAGCTTCTGATTTCTTTAATGAAGTTTTCACAACGAGGATGAATGTACACCTTATGCGATTTAATTAAATCAATCCCAAACTTAATTGAGCCTTGTCCTTTTTCAGCTGGCTTCGCTTTTAAAAAGCCTGCTTTTTTAAATTCTTTAATTCGATCAGGCTCAGCTGAATCACAAATAAGCCAATCGTCTAAGCTTTGCTTTGTCTTAATGATTTCGATTAGCTCAGGATTTGTTAGCTCTGTTTGATACAATTCATCGAATACATACAGCTCATTATCTTTTATGCCAATGCGAACATAAGCACTCGGATCGTTAAAACCAAAATCAAGCCCAGAATAAACAATCGGATAATCGCTTGCTTTTGTAGGAATTTCTTTTACCTGATAATTGCTATAAATAATGCTGCCCAAGCTTCCCCAATCTCCTAATGCATAAATTCTGTAGTAGTCGGGATTGGTTTCTTTAAGCTTCTCCATGTTCCGCTTGTACTGCTCATCTAGAAAAGGATTATCAAGGTATGTTGTTTTAATAATCGTTGCATCTGCATCATGCATATCAAAGAAGCGTAGCTTAAGCCAATTATCTTCTGAAACTGGATTAAAGCTTAAGATGTATTGAACATAATGCTTTAAGTTGTTGCCCCTGATACGTAAATTCAGCTGCTCAAACTCAGCTAGGCTTAGCTCACTTGCTTCTTCAATCCATACGCCAGTTATACCGAATATTGATTTGAGCTTTTCAACATCATCTGTTCCACGAAAAATCATGCGATTGCCATTTACACAACGAATCTCTAATGGGCTTAGCCTGAACTCAAATAAGCTTTCTAAGCCCCACGCTTCTATGGTAGCTTTGATTAGGTTGTACATCGTTTCCTTTAGGTTTACTGCATGCTTTCTAACGCCTAAGAATGTATGCCCATCTTCTGAGAGCATTCGATAGATGATTTTACCACATGCAAACCAGCTCTTCCCAGAACCAGCACCACCATAAAGAAGAAGGAAGCGAGAAGTATCCGCTAAGCAATTATTGGCTAAGTATACAGGAGCAAATACTTTGCTTGAAATGTTGATGTTAACTTCATTCTTCATCATCATCAACTAACTTTACATTGAACGTAAAGCCTGTAGCTTCTACTTTCACATCACTCTTTTCCCGCCATTCTTCAGGCTCTCTGTTTTGAAGCCAAGCTAAGATAGCTTTTTCATTGGCTGGAATGTGTTTTCGAGTACGCTTTGTTTTAATCAATGCTCCTGATTCATCATAGATCTCTTCCACTTCATCATAGAAGTATCCTGTAGCTTTTTTATAAAGGCTCTCTTTTACTACATAATCCGCTTCCGCTTTTGCATTCTTTAAGCTTTCAGCAAATCTTGGATATTTGTTTTTATAGTTATAGAGAGTAGCTAAGCTAATTCCTAATCGCTTCGCTATCTCTGAATCAATCAACCCTTCTCTGCCCCAGCTTTCGAATTGTTTTAGATTATCCTCATCTGCAAAGTATGCAGCATCATACTTTTCTTTAGCTCCTCTTTTGGCCATTAGCTTACACCTCCTATCTATAAACTGAATCTATCCATTTCCTCTAAGCTTATTTCATGCTGCTTGATTTTCTTTTGCTTCTTTTTATATTCGCTACGGTTATTTGTTAAGAACTTTTCCCATTCTTCACGCTCACCGTATGGCTTTTTATTCATTTCTTTATAAAGCTTCTTTAGCTTTTTTTGCATTTCTCTGTCATAGGAATCTAACATATATTTATCCCCTCACTTTATATAAAGGTTTAGTGACACATTTTTACTGCCAAAATTTCTGAAATTTCTTTTAGGCGTTCAAAAAATCTAACTATTCTTTCCATTTTTAAACAAGCTAACAACAGCTAAAGCTAAGTTCATGCTGTAAAAGCTTTGCAAGAAGCTTGTATCAGCTCCAAACAAATTCAAGATAGCCGTTAGAGCAGCTGGCAACAAATAAAAGTACATGATCAAAGCTAGTAGTTTCATAAAATAATTCCTCCTTGCTCAATGTGTTGCTGGATGCGTTTGTTTACTTCCTCTTCAATTACTTGAGCTAAATCCTTCTTCTTTGTTTTTTCTTTATCCTGAAAATAAGTAATGATATCTACTGCTTCGATTTCGCCCTCTATTTCCTTGAATTGATTATCAATTTCTTCTAACCCATCTACTAGCTCATCAAATGTTGAAAAGTCCAATTCTACCCCTTTTCCGTTCGTTAAATAGATAACGATTGCAAACTTTTGTTTATGATTCATATAAACTCCCCTCCTCTAAGTTCTACTTCCATGAGCAATAAAAGCCTTGTGTTTTCATCTTCATGCAGTTCTTGGATGATTTGCTTTCTGTTTCTTTTCATGTACTCGATATAAAACTCTTCCTGCTGATGGTACTCTTTAGGATCTATGCTACCTTTATAACATAGTTCCAAATCACATCCGAAATCATCCATCGTTGCATTGGTTACATAATTTAAGCTATGGAATCGATGAATCGTTTCAGCATATCTGCATATGTACCTTGAATCTTTTCGTTTTAGCGTAAAGTAAAAGCCTAGCCTTTTATAGTTAGGCTTATACTCTGCATAAAATAGCTCAACATTTTCAGTTATTCGGCTCATTTTTCTCTTCCTTTTTATTGTAATGAAGTTCTGGCTTTCCTGTTTCAATGTTTGTAATTCTAAAATCATAGCCTTCTTTTTCGCCAAAATCGAGGAACAACAACATGCAATTGTGAAAAAGCATAACTAACTTTTTCGCCGACTTTCGGAGCATAACTAACAAGATGCTTTGGATAATAACGATTACTGCTAAAATACCAATGATCCAGAACATTTATTTCATCCCTCCTGCAAATAAAACTACACCTAACCAAATTAAAAGCATAGCCAAAGCAAGCATAAATGTAATTGAACATGCAATCCAAAATCCTTCTCCTCGATATGTTTTTGAGTCATAGGATTTATCTCTTGCATATGTTACTACCCAATAACAAGAAAAGATATATACAAATACACAAGCTAGAAAATATACAAATATCATCTTATCTCACCCCATTTAAATAGTCTGTTACTTTTTTAACAATCTCATCTTTCATTCTGAATACGCTACGGCTTGAAACATTTAAAACTTGAGCTGCTTCTGATGGCTGTCCTTTTCCCTTCATCATCAAATCAGCTAACACTCTTTCCTGAACGGTTAATCCTGCCTTATTGCATGCAATTTCTACATCATAAACGGAAAGCAAGATATCCGAATCTGGAGCTAAGCTATAGCTTTCTTTGGAGATGTAACCTTTGTTGAAAATGCTGCGAACTTGTCCTTCTGTAAAAACCACTTGGCTATCATCCATTTGTTGCACCTCCCTCAATTGCAGCCCAAACATCTTCTGCTTCTGCTAAATCTACAGCTGGATTGTAAATGGCAATTTGGCCAAGCTCATTTACCTCAAAATCAAACGGATCATCAGGCGTTAAACCATGTTCAATTACCCCATCTAAATAGCTAATTACATCTACTGCGTAAATTCCTTCTAGCTTATGTACAATGTACATCTTTCCTGCTACGATATTATTCATTTAGAACACCCCCCTGTTATATTTTCTGATTGAATCTTTAACCTCAATTAACTCTTCTGCTAATTCTTCTACAATTTGGAGCAAAAATACAACATCAGCATCTATTACTTGTTCATCATCATTTACTATCTCAAATTCTGCTTTATCGATATGCTGTTTGATTCGTTTAATTCGCTCGATGTCTTCTTCAGTTATCATCATCTTTATCCTCCTCATCTTCTAGCCCTGCTAAGAATTTGCCAAAGCTTTCTGCATCAATTTCAACAGCTGGCTTATTGCTGTACTTTTCATGAATGCGATACAGAAAATCATCCATTGTTTCAACCATTTCCATGTATTCAATTTCGCTATGATGAACGGCAAACTTATCAATAATAAGCCATCCATCGTATGCAGCCATGATGTCAATTACGTTAGAAAAATCTTTGCCAGCCATCAGCTCTCCTGTAAATTCTCTCCCTGATCGCGTATACACTTTCAGTTCCAAATCATCACGCCCTCTCAAAAGTAAAAGAAGATAAGCTTAGTAGCTTATCCTCTGATTATTTCAGTAAGATAATGTTCTTAAAACGTTCTGAATATATGCTTTGGCTTATTGCCATTGTAAATCCCTGCTTTAATGCCTTCATTGATACGCTTTCTGATGAATACGATAATATCGAAAACATCGTTTTTATCTTCTGCATCAATATCTACTACTTCCATATCTTTATCTAAAAGCAGCTCATAGCTTGCTCCGTTGTATACCCCATTCGCTTCATACCCAAAGAAATCCTGAGTAATGGAGAAGCGATGTAAATAGAAATCATCATGTAGAGCTGTTATCATTATTGCACACCTCCTGCAAGGAATGCTACGAACTCACAAAACAAACGAACCCCAACGACAAACCCAACTGCAACGATGAACCCAAATAGCATAGCTTTCAATGTTTCTTTATTCATATAAGAACCCCTCCTGTATATGTAATTTGTTAAAACTTAGAAAATACCTTTAAATAAAACGAGCTTTTTCTGTATTCCATGAATCAAGTAAAATTCGCTGCTTTTTATCCATTAGATCTTGATGTAATTTGTCTGGAATGTTATCGATGAGCCATTTTGGAAAATGAATCTTTGAATACGCAATGCTACCATCTACCATATAGGCAACAAATTCTACAAACGGATTATCTTCAAACTTACCTACAAACACTACCCCATTTTCAGTTCCTACTTTTTTCATGACTTTAACCATTAAAAC